AAGCATCAACTGTCCAATCTGCAAAGGCAGAAATAATGCCCATTACAAAATCAATCTCTTCCTTCCAATTTTCCCAAGGTATGTTATCAATCAATGCGCCGATCATATCAAATGCCGCGGTAAATATAGCAACTACTGCATCTATGACTGGTTTGAATCCTTCATATATTTTCTCAAAATCAATACTGTCAATGAAATCATTGATTAACGACTTGATGCTTTCCACTCCATCCGACCAAGCATTCTCAACCGCTGTCCAGAATCGCTTAAAAATATCAACTACCCAATCTACAAATACAGAAATAATACCCATTACAAAATCAATTTCTTCCTTCCAATTGTCCCAAGGTATGAGTGATTCTCCGCCCTCAAGCCATGTTAAAAAGTCATCTATTAGAAGTATTAACGTTGCCGCAAGTGCTGCAATTGCTGTTATTAACGCACCAATTGGAGTTAACATGAAACTTTTCGATAATAACTGCCAAGCTATGGCTATAGCCGTAAGATAGGCGGGGATCCCTCCTAGTGCGGAGTTAAACTGAAATAATCTTGTGATTAATGTAACTAATACTGTGCCTGTAGTTATTATGGCGCGGATGAACGGCTTCACTGCCTCAATTATGGCGGGCATTGACTTAACCATCAGAACCCGGAACTTGTCCATTCCTTTTGTGAACTGCGGAAGAAAGCCAGCAACCAACGCCCGGCTCAGGCTATCTGTAACCAATCCTATCTTCGTAAACGCATCCTGAAAATCGCTAGCATCCTGTGCGGCTTGCTCAATACTAACTCCCGAAGCATCCGTTAACTTCTTGTATTCGTCCCTTAGCCCTGACACGTCCGAAGTAAGAGTTTGTAACATGGTGTGGTCAATGCCAAGCTTACTTAATATGGCTGTCTGCTGCCCACGCTCCATGTCCTTAATAGCAGTTCCCACCTCCTCCATAAGGGCAGGTGTTGACTTAAGCTTGCCGTTGGCGTCTTTTACACTAATTCCTAAAGATTCAAATACAGCCTTGCCACGACCTACACCCATCATGGTTTCACCAGCAACGCGTCCTAAGCCTTGCAGTGAACTAGCGGCAGATTCTAGGCTAGAGTCCATCAGAGAGGCGACATAGCCCAGCTCATCTAGAGCACTAGCCGTGACACCGGCGGCGATGGATAAATCCGATAGCTTATCTAGGTCTTTCGAAACCGAATTTGTCCAACCAAAGAGCGCAGCGGAGGCTGCGGCAATAGAAGCCCCTACAATAGCTACGCTTTTTGCTGCGCTAGCCATTGCAGAGTCGAACCTTTGCGGGTCTTTGACATCAAAGCCAACCGACACTAGAAATTCTTTAATTACGCTAGATGCCATTATCCCATCGCCTCATGATACATATACTCATTGATCGCTTTTACATCAAGGATTTCATTCATTATGGCGATATCTTCTAGGCTTAGGCTGCCGTCTTTTACCTCACGATATAGACAGAGACCAGCCGCTACTGGCCGCCAGAGCCAGTCCTCCCCGTCTGACATTTTGGCCCAAGTAACCCTTTTTTTTAATTTTGGCTCAGGGACTCGGATGTTGTGCGGAGTTCTGAAAAAAAACCGGATAGATTCTTAATTAAACTTTTCATGGCCAAAGTTAACATTAAAGCCATAGTTATATCCTTGAGCATTAAGGCGCTGTTTTGATATATTGGCATCCAGCCAGTCCCTGAGCTTTCCTTCTTTGAAACTACCGAAAGCAGCCCAAAAATAACATAATCTGCCGTCTCATCTGACATATTAGAAATGGCATCCCCGAAAATTGGCAACATAGCCGCTAGTTTGTCTTTGTCTCCACCTTCAGCAAAAGCTGGGGTTAACGCTTGGAGGAAAGGCGCCAAGCGGCGCACAATATGAAACTGACTCCTAGCGTTAAGCGTACCGATTCGGTACTCGGCGCCTTGTATTGTGATATTTTCCATGATTTCCCCTTAAAATATCGACGGAGTGCCAACACCAAGCACGCGAACTGTAGAGATTGCATCGAATGACCACTCCAGCATTCCGCCTTCTTTAGCGTAAGTTAAAGTTGGTTCGCGTTTAAATGCCGCACCCGATGCTGTGATGACATCCCCACGCTGCAAATCAGTAATTACAATTACATTTCTGCCATGCCTAGAAGAACTCCCCGTCTGAAAATTGTACATGTTCTGCAGCGCATTATTAGTAGGGCTTGTCCTCAACAAACGGATTGTTACCGTTGACGCTTTGTTGGCAACCAAGCTGTGCATGCCCTGACCGCCTGCGCCTATCGTCATAATGTTTTTGTCCTCCATAGCCTCAACGGTAATTCCTTCTTCAGCCGCAGCAGCTGAGGCACCAAGGTTAACGCTGCCGCCGGGGCCCACAAGTGTGGCGTTAACATCTAAAAAGCTATAAGTTGACATTATGTATTATCCTTTTAAATTATCGGTTTACATTAACCAAAATATCTAATTCTTGGAAAGCGCCAGCCAGTTTTAAGGCTATCTGTAAAGGTGGGGCAATGCGCTGTTCGCGGATGCTTTGGTCTTGCAGAAATATAGGCGGCGTGTAGATATAGTAACCGCTGGGCATGTAATCGCCGCGCTGCAACTGTCCGAAGCCGTCAGCATTCCACTGTCCGGGGGCTACTAGTCCGTTATTTATGGCTTCATCGCAAACTGCGGCGGCTGTAGCGATTAGCTGATTTTGCCCTGCGTCAGTTTGTGGAATCTTTGTAGTTGATTGATATAAAAGGTTATATTCTGCATTCTGCAAAGCATCTTTAAACCAGCTTAGGCCGTGTATCTCGTCAAAGTAAGCCCCAGAACTCATGACGCCGTACTGGATGATTGAGGTATCGTTAACGTAATTTACGAATACGTTACAATTCTTCATCTTTAGAGTTTGTGCTTGTGTCTCGCTCAGGTATTCAGCATTAACGCCAGGCTCTACTTTGTACATTAGGGTGATAGTGCTGCGATTAGCGGAGAAATTAACACTGAAAGCGCGGCCCATGAAGCTTGACACTGCGTATATATTCTCGCTGTATTGGGTAAATGTCCTGTTGTATTTTAACGCTTTTAACTGGCTCGCTAAGTCGTCAGTAACTGATGCACTCAGAACGTCTGGCGAAGTAATCGTTACGCCGTAGATGCGGTCAAGGCTCAGGCCTTCTATCAATCCGGCTACTTCGATCGCTTGCTCATTTGTTACTAGACTATTGGATGCAAACATGCAACCAAACCATACCGCGCTAGTATTTGCCAGAATTGACACGGCATCAACTGGCGTCTCGGCGTCTGTACCGGTCTGTATGGCTACGGCTAATGCTTCGGTACCCTTTAGTTGGGCGCTTATGTCTGTTCCAGCAGTGCCCGCGATTAAATAACTAACTTCTGATATAGAGCCGGGCAGCTGAGATGCGAAGTTGAAACGCTCACCGTCCCAAGTGCACACAGCCTGACCGCCTGCTGTTTCCATTGTCGTAGTAATCAACGACGCTACAGCGTTCAAGTTTGCCATGCCGGTAAAATCCATACCGGATAGATTAAGCAATGGGCCACTGTTTAGAACGACTGAAAATGACGCGTCTGTAATAGACGTCCACGCGGTCATTAACTGCTCTGATTCACTCAGCGCGCCACAAGTCAAAAAGCCATTACTACCTGAAGACACCCAACGCCCAATCTGTAGCTGTTGCGGACGTGGTGACTGGCCGAAATACAACCTAGCGGCCAAGTAGGCGGGGTTAGTAGTGCCGAAATCTTGCGCCACATCCTCTAGGGTAATGTAAGTACGCACCCGTTCTGCTGGGCTGATAACGTCGCTATCGTTGATGATGAGCAAAGTACCAAATCCCCTACGCTGTGCAGCGAGAGGTGAAAGGGTAACGGTAGTACGAATTAGTCTACCGACAGATAAACCTTGTGGCATTCTATAGCTCCTGTGTAGTCCAACTGCCAGAAATTCCGGCAGATGTAGTATAATTTCCTGACGCATTAGTTAAGTTTAATATTGCGTAAGTATTTTTAATAGTACGTCTAAAGTGCAGCATGATATCGGCGCGGTCATACCAGCGGTCATTGACCAATTCTGGAACATGCACAATTTGGTCAGCGTACGCATAAGTAACTGCTAATAGCGCCAACTGCTCCCTATTTTGTGACAGCTCCAAACCGTCGCGTAATATGCCCGCGTAAGTCTGACAATCTGGGCCGTAGAAGCTAGCGACAACATCGAAATTCTCCACTCTTTGCAACTGTGAGCCAGTTGCACTTTGCCATTGCTGCCAAGCTGTGCCAGCTTCTGTTGTTCTATTGACTATTGAGTAAGCACACCATAGCACATCTAAAAGCGGACGGATGGGAGCGTTAACTTGCCAAGCGGGGCGGACAAGTTCCGCGTTTAGACCTGTAACTCCGGCTAGTACATCATGAACAAGCCGCGACAAATCCCTGTCTGTAACCGGAAGACTCGTTAAGGTAAGGTATCCGCCCGTTGCGCTAGTATTAGACATTGGAGGCATCCTCCATCTTGCAGGTTGCCTGAGTCCAACCGCCGCCCCAGTTTAAAAAGTCTTCCGGGATGTCTACAACTTGGTAACGCTTGCCACGCCATAGGATCACATCAGAGTAACCATTCGGGGAAAATTCGAGCTGCAAATCTCCCGCATACCAAACGGAAATTCCGCTGTGCAGGTTAGCTAGTTGCGGTAGGCGAGCCAAGGAGTTCTGGTTGACGCTTTGAATAACGCAAATAATGTTAAATGATTGTTCTGTAAGCTGCATCTCCCCGAACTCGTTAAAGGTTGCAGTTCTTTTTATCAGGACGGCCTCATCTGTAAAATCTGGGTCTTCCAGTAAAAAACTTACGTCAACATTAGCCATTATTGCCCCTGACAACATAAGTTATTGAGTTTCTAAGTTGCCCGGTGTCTATTAAAGGCTTTGTGCGGGTTGCGCCTTTTGCCTCGCGTGCTTTTAGTGTGCTCGCTGAAAGAGGAGCGTAACCATCACCAGCAGTTAAAGTAGCCCTTACGCTAGACACGGCTTTTAATCCGGCTCTAGCGTAGGCCTCATCTAATGCGTTGCTTTTACCGGACAGGAAAGCATCGGAGCCTATAGCAAGTTCTTTTAATATCTCGTCCTGTACAGCTTTAACGCCCGGTAGTAAAAATGGCCTCGCGGGAATGTTTTGTATTGCGCTGCCGTTTTCGTTGATGTAGCCAATATCTGCATTACCTATTTGCTCAGCAGCTCTGCCGTCTTTGTTTTCAGGGATTCCGATTAGAAGGCTTTTTTTGGGGAGATCTCTAAAAGACTTTTTAATGTCGGCTATCTTGTCCTGTAAAACAGTAATGCCTCTCATACCTGCAACGCTCCAGCGCCTATCATTCGGGCTAGCCGTATCAATGTCCGCCCGTAAGATGTCGCGTTCCATTCTCCCGCGTTTTCTTCCATGACGCTTGAGCTGTCATAGGCATAAGAAACGCTGCCTACATGTTTATTAGAGATAGGTCCAGAGGTAGAGCCGGGAACGCGATTCATGCCGGGGTGCGCGTTATTTTGCGCAGCCAAAGCTATAGAGTGGGCAACAAAAAGCTGTAGCCCATACGTATAAACCCAACGCCAGCGGTCGGTGATAAACAGAGCCTCACCAATGCCTGACCAGAAGGTAATCTGACTATCAGGGTATGTGACTAGATTACTAAACTCTGGAAAGGCAAGGCGAAACCCTGCAATATCAAACTCTGGCATTATGCACCTTTTTTTGACGCGTTAGCGTCGTTAACTTTTGTATCGGCTGCTATGATGATTCGGCCTGACTTTATGCACAACTTGGCGTACTCGTCCTCATGCAAATCATTAGGGATAGTTTGCAATCCTTGATCGTACAGAACGCCTTTGATGTATGTGGGACCTTTGAATATTGCTTGCATATATTGCTCCTTAAATGCCGTCGCGGTAGCCGACAGTCTCAGGGTAGACGAACTCAACAGAACCAAAGCCCCAGATATAAGGCGCAATAAAGCGGATTCCTTGGTAATAGGCAGTTTCACGACGAACTGGAACCATCGGGAAGCGCACAAAATCCTCATTGTTGGTATAGGCCATCATGCGGTCTGTGTCACCTTCTCCGGCTTTAACTAACCATTTTAGAGGCTGAATATTTAAAGGTCTG